ATAAACTCAGTAAGAAAGCCAAATGGTTTATTATTGCAGTTACAGTATTAGTTATAATAGGGGCAGTTTGGAAATGAACGATAATAAAATGAAAATGAATGGTAAGTCCGATAACCGAAACAATCGGACTACCAACTTTGAACTAAACACAGCAAAAGCTGATTTAGATAAAGACGGTAAGCTATCACCTTATGAAAAAGCTAGAGGTATGGCTATTCAAAAAAATATGAAAAAGGCGTAATGGCATACGGAACTAAAACTAAAAATAAAAAACCAAAAACAGTAATTATGGTTGCTGTAGGAAAATTAAAACCTAAAAAAAATGGCACTAAGCGAAACGGAAAAAAGAAAAAACTTTCTTAAAAAACATGGTCTTAAAAGATTTAACTCTTGTGTCATTCGCACTGAAGGGAATAAGAAAGGTAAAGTTGGCATACTCGTCAACGGCAAACCAAGGCTTATTCGGTTCGGTGATGCTTCTATGGGTCATAACTATAGTCCAGAAGCTAGGAAGTCATTTAAGGCTCGTCATGCTAAGAACATTGCAAAAGGTCCTACGAGTGCCGCTTATTGGGCTAATAAATGTCTTTGGTCTGGTAGAGGGGGGCGTAAGAAAAATCCTCCTAAGTCTCAACAACATGTTAAAGGCAGTAAGTCCTAAAGGTAATGTGTACAAAGCAATCAAAGGAACAGAGTTCGTAGAGGTAATAGAAAACAACAGAAACAATGACTGATGAAAGTAAATATTCAAATAGTGTTAGAATTATAGAAGAGCTACAAAATATAGCAAAATCAGATAATCAAAAAAAAGAATTAATTAAAACATCTAAAAAAGCAGGTGCTGCTGCTTTAGGTAGTGTAGTATTAAATACACCTATTGTAAGTTCTGTAAAAGAAAAGATAGAATCTAAAATAAATAAGATACCTTTTAGTGATAAGATGCTAGTAGGCACAAATAAAATAGGTTTAAAATTAGGTGGTGAAACATATAGCAGTTCTTTTACAGTTAACAAAGATGGAGATGCTAGTTTAAAATTATCTAAAACATTTACAAAAGATTTAAAAACAGAATTGTCTGCAGATAAAGATAAAGTTAAAGTAGGATTAAAATTAACTTTTTAATGGCTGACCCTAAAGTAGGAACAGGAAAGAAACCAAAAGGCTCAGGAAGAAGATTATATACTGATGAGAATCCTAGAGATACCGTTAGAATTAAATATGCATCAGTGCAGGATGCAAAGAATACTGTTCGCAAGGTTCGTAAAATTAATAAACCGTATGCTAGGAAGATTCAGATACTTACTGTCATGGAACAAAGAAGTAAGTTCGGTGGTAAACCACAACAAGCAGCAATCGCAAAAAGAGCGAAGCTAAGTTTAAAGAGGAAAAGAAATGCCGTTAACAAGCCAAGGTAAAAGAACCTTAGAAGATTTTACAAAAAGATATGGTCCTAAAAAAGGAAAGAACATTTTTTATGCCATGATTAATGAAGGCAAATTAAAAAAGATGGAGACCAAAAAAAAAGTTTCAAAAGTTTGATGATGCCATATGGGTCGTCAAATCTTACATATGTAAGATAATATATCTAGCTTAGAGCAAGGAGGTATAAATGACTTTTACACTAGATAAATACATGCCCTATACAATAGGGTTTGATTCATTCTTTAACTCATTAGATTCTTTAACAGGAACAGAGATTAAAGGATACCCACATTATAATATAAAAAAACTTAATGACAATAAATGGAATATTGAATTAGCATTAGCAGGATTTAGTAAAAATGATATTGACATTGAAGTAAAAGATAATGTGATGACTATTCATGGAGAACTTAAATCAGAAGATTCAGATTATGTTTATAAAGGAATATCTTCTAAAAAGTTTTCTAAATCTTTTACACTAGCAGAATTTACAGAATGTGAATCTGCAAAAATGGAGAATGGTATTTTATCAATTACATTGGAAAAGAATATTCCAGAAGATAAGAAACCAAAACAAATAAAAATAAAATAATGCCGATTTATTCTTTTAGGAATAAAATAACTGGAGAGGTATGGGATGAGTATCTATCCTTACAGGATAGGACCAAGCCACTCAGAAATAAAAACATAGAGATGGTGATAACTGCACCCAACCTTTCCTTTATTGAAAGAGCAGAACATAAAGGTCGTGACCAAATGATAGAGTCTGCTCGTAATGGAATGAAAGAAAGACAAATAGAAGAACAAGTTGGAATAAGAAAATCTCCTGATTGGTTAAAAGAAAGAACGGAAAGACACTTACAAAAAGTTCGCAATGTTAGTTCCTGATAACGATAAAAGAGATTTAGAAGTAACCGAAAAGCAACAAACTTTTTTAGATGCTTTATTTGGTGAAGCACAAGGTGACCCAAAGATTGCAGGAGAGATTGCAGGTTATGCAGATTATCATCAACCTTTAAAATCTTTGAAGGATGAAATAATTGATAGAGCAGAAAAATTATTAGCAGCATTTGCCCCGAGAGCAAGTATGGGAATGATAAATGCTTTACAAGAAGATGGTTCTACTCCTGGTGCATCTATTAGAATGGAAGCAGCAAAACAAATATTAGATAGAGTAGGATTATCAAAAAGAGAAAAGATAGATGTCAATGCAAAAGTAGCACATGGTGTATTTATCTTACCTCCAAAACAAAATGACTGAAGATAAAATTACTAGAGAAAGAAAAGGTAGAGTTATACCTTTAGGATATAAAGTTTCAGAAGAAGATAATAAAGTATTAATACAAATACCTGAACACATGGAACTAATAGATAAAGCAAAAAGTTTTATAGATAACAACTGTAGCTATAAAGAAACTGCAGAGTGGTTATCACATCATACTGGTAGAAACATAACTGGTATGGGTTTAAGAGAAGTATTAAAAAGAGTGATACATAAAGGGTGGTAGAAGAACCTAAACCTAAAAGCACTGGTAGAAAAAGAAGAACTAGCGTCAACGCTCCTCTTACTATTAAAGAGAAAAAAGCTCGAAAGTCAGCACAAGACATGCTTAGAGAAAAAAAGCATGAACTTGAAAAAGCACAAAAAAACTTTTGGGCAACAAAAAATAAACTCAAAGATATCGATGAAGTGTTCGATGGTAAGAAGCAAATCATTGAAGAAGATAAAATTGAAAGTTCTTCGCCTAATATTCAAGCTGCGTTAAAAGATAAAGATGTAATCTTTAAACCTAACGAAGGACCACAAACAGAGTTTCTAGCTGCACCAGAAAGAGAAGTGTTTTATGGTGGTGCAAGAGGTGGTGGAAAGTCTTACGCAATGTTAGTAGACCCACTACGATATTGTCACAAACAAAAACATAGAGCATTGTTAATAAGAAGAACAATGCCAGAGTTAAGAGATTTAATAAATCATTCTCAACAACTTTACTCAAAAGCATATCCTGGTGCTAAATGGAGAGAACAAGAAAAAGAATGGAGATTTCCATCAGGTGCTAGAATAGAGTTTGGATATGCGGAAAACTTAACTGATGCTTTACGCTACCAAGGACAATCATATACTTGGATTGGAATAGATGAACTGCCGCAATATCCTACCGAAGATATATATAATTTTCTTCGGTCTTCTTTACGAAGTGTTGACCCTGAGATACCTGTCTACATGAGAGCAACAGGCAATCCCGGAAATGTTGGTTCGCAATGGGTTAAAGAAATGTTTGTTGACCCCTCTACACCTAATACTAAATTTGATATAGATATTAAAACACCAACAGGCATTAAAAAAATATCAAGAAGATTTATACCCGCTAAACTTCAAGATAACCCTTACTTGATGCAAACAGATGATTACTATGCAATGTTAGCATCTTTACCTGAAGTACAAAGAAAACAATTTTTAGATGGTAACTGGGAAGCATTTGAAGATTCTTCTTTTCCAGAGTTTAGTAAAGAGTTACATGTTATCAAACCTTTTGACATTCCTAGAAACTGGATGAGGTTTAGAGCAGCAGACTGGGGATATAGTTCACCTGCTTGTTGTTTATGGTTTGCTATAGATTTTGATAATAATATATTTGTGTACAGAGAATTATATACACAAAAAATTACTGCAGATATTTTTGCTAGAAAAGTTTTAGAACAAGAACATGGTGAATATATTAGATACGGAGTTCTTGATAGTTCTACTTGGGCAAGACGAGGTGATATAGGACCGAGTATTGCAGAGACTATGATACAAGAAGGATGTCGTTGGAGACCATCTGATAGAACACCTAGAAGTAGAGTAGCAGGTAAATTAGAATTACACAAAAGATTAAGACCTGACGAAGAAACAGGATATCCATCTTTATTTATATTTGACAACTGTATTAACTTAATTAGAACAATGCCTATGTTACCAGTTGATAAAAATAATCCTGAAGATGTAGATACACATGCAGAAGACCATGCTTATGATGCACTTAGATATGGTTGTATGAGTAGACCAGTTCATCCTGTTGCAAAACAGTTTCACGACTTTGGTGTAGGACAAACTAGAGATTTTAAACCTGCAGATAAAGTTTTTGGATATTAATGAAAGATATTAAAATAGGATATAAAAATTATAAAATAAAAAGTTTAGATTCCATCGTATCTAAATGTAATGAAATAAACGGACAGTTTCTTGCATCAGATGGAACAATAGCTTTATCATCAACTGAAGATAATATATCTCATGCTAATACTTTAATACATGAAATATTTCATGCTATAGTATATCAATGGGCAATAGAACTAGATGATAAAGAAGAAGAAAAAATTTGCAACACTCTTGCGAATGGACTAACGACTGTATGTGTGGACAACCCTTGGTTATTACCTTACATACAAAAACAACTAAAAGGAGAAAAATAAAATGGCAATCATGAAACAATATAAGCAAGGTGAACTTCCTGAGAACATGTATGGTAACGAAGCCTCAAAGCAAGGCGATTCAAAAACCAATGTTGTAAAAGGTGGTTCTGCTTTTCCTGCTGACTATGCTGAAGGTGGAGTAAACAAAGACTTCCCTAAAGAAAAGAAAGCATATGTCGATGGAAAAATATTCACAATGGCAGACGAAAGAGACTATTAAGAGGTAAATAATGCCACATTCAAATACAGGTGGCTTGACTTCTGAATCTGATGAAGTAAATTCTTTATCAGAGAAAAAAGATGAGTCTTATAGTAATCTAGGATATCTTGTAGAATCTAGACTAAAAGAATCAGAACAAGCTCGTCTATATGACGAGAAAAGATGGTTAAGGTCATACAGAAATTATAGAGGAATCTATAGTTCTGACATGGCTTTTCGTGATTCTGAAAAGTCAAGAGTCTTTGTCAAGATTACTAAGACCAAAGTTTTAGCTGCATACGGACAACTAATAGAAGTTTTATTTTCACAAGGTAAATTTCCTATTGGTATATTTCCTACAACAGACCCTACAGGTATAGAAAAATACGCACACATAAAACCTGAAAATGTTAAAAATCCTAGGATGGAAGACATATATGGTTTTGAAGGTGATGGTAGAGAAATAACTCCTGGTTCTACTGCTAACGACATATTAAATGGTTTAGCAAATAAATATGCTAACGCAGGTTTTGAAAGAGGTGCTGCACCTGACTTAAAAACCATGCCACAGATAGGACCTGCAGAAGAAGCTGCAAAGAACATGGAAACTTTAATCCATGACCAGTTAGAAGAATCACATGCTATCTCAGTAATGCGTCATGTATTATTTGAGATGTGTTTACTTGGAACTGGTATACTAAAAGGTCCATTTAATTATGAACAATCAGTGCATCAGTGGGCATTAGATGACAGTGGAGAAAGAGTATACTCTCCAAAAACAAAGTTAGTACCAAGAGTAGAAGCTGTCAGTTGTTGGGATTTATATCCTGACCCAGATGCCGTAACTATGGATGACGCTGATTATGTTATTCAAAGACATGTGTTTAATAGAACACAAGTTAGAGATTTAATTAACAGACCTTTCTTTAGAAAATCTGCTATAGAAGAATTATTATCAGGTGGTCCTAACTATGAAAATAGAAGTTATGAGACTGCATTGTTTGATAGAGAAAATCAAGAAGAGTATAACAAAAATAGATTTGAAGTATTAGAGTATTGGGGTACTATGGATAAGTACCTAGTAGAAGAAGCAGGTATTGAAATGCCTGAAGGTATAGAAGATGATTTAGATGAAGTGCAAATTAATGCATGGGTGTCTAATGGTCACATACTAAGATTAGTTCTCAATCCTTTTACTCCTGCAAGAAATCCTTTTATGGTATGCCCTTATGAAATTAATCCTTATCAATTCTTTGGTGTGGGCATACCTGAAAATATGGATGATGCACAAACAATTATGAATGGTCATGCAAGAATGGCTATTGATAATTTAGCACTAGCAGGTAATTTAGTTTTTGATGTAGATGAAACTATGTTAGTACCAGGTCAGGACATGACAGTATTTCCTGGCAAAATATTTAGAAGACAAAGTGGACAAACAGGACAGTCTATACATGGTTTAAGATTTCCAAATACTGCTCCTGAAAATATGCAGATGTTTGATAAGTTTAGACAACTGGCAGATGAATCTACAGGTATACCTTCTTATTCTCATGGACAAACAGGTATACAGTCTACAACTAGAACAGCATCAGGCATGTCAATGTTAATGGGTGCTGCTGCGTTAAATATTAAAACAGTTATTAAAAATGTAGATGATTATTTATTAAGACCACTAGGAGAAACTTTGTTTCATTGGAATATGCAATTCAATAGAGATATTCCTGAGATACAAGGTGACTTAGATGTTAAGGCACAAGGAACTACTTCATTAATGACAAAAGAAGTTAGGTCACAAAGACTAATGACATTTATGCAAGTAGCATCAAATCAGTTCTTAGCACCTTTTGTTAAGTGGCATAGTATTATTAAAGAGATTGCAAAGTCAATGGATATTGACCCTGACCAGTTAGTTAACGACCCAGAGAAAGCTGCAATCTTTATGAAAATGATGGGAGAAATGAATGGAAGTCAACAAACTCAAAGCATTGACCAACAACAAGGCGGTATGGCAAATACTGGAGGAGTACCTGCAGGAGCAGCTAACACAGACACACAAGGGTCTGGAGGTGGCAACATCGGAGTCGGAACTCCACAAACTCCAGGGGAAAGCGGCTTTACTGCACCAAATACTCAACCTGAAGGAACAACTTAATAAATAATGGCACTATCTGATGTACTAAAAAGATATGGAGAAACAGGAGCTACTGAAGGGATAATGGTTCCCTCTGCAAATGTTCAATCCATAACTACAGAACAAGAAGTTTATGATTCTGCTACTGATGGAATCATGACTATCAATAATGAACAGTACATCGGACCAAATGCTACAGTAACATATGGTGGTGAAGACACAGCGTATAATCGTATGTTACGAGAAATAGAACAAGGTGAACTACCACAGTTTGACCAATCTACATTTCCTGCAGTAGGCACAGGAATAATGGAATCATCTACACCAGTTACACAACCTGTAGACACAGCTCCAGTTACAAAAGAGCAAGAGTTTGACCCTTGTCCACCAGGATATAAATTAATTAATGGTGTATGTCAATTAGTAAACCCACAACAAGATACAGGTAGAGGTGGTGGAGGTCAAACATTTACTGGACCTAAAATATCTAGCACAGGTAAAATAGATGGATATACTCATGTATTAGATAGAGCTGCAGGGTCTGGAGGAACTTTAAACTCTATGAAGATGCAACAAATAGAAGATGAATATGGTTTAGGTATTGCAAAAAAAGTAGGTGAAGTAAATCAAAAATATAGAAATAGAGGGGTTCAATTAAAAGCAATAGATAAAGCTGAATATGATAGAGTGATGTCTGTTTATGGTCAAGAAAGAATAGATAAAGATTATACTTTAGGTAAAGATGGAAAGTATTATAGAATAGTTGCAACATCTCCTACAATGGGAGAACTGGTAGAAGACGCAGCAATAGCAGCAGGAGATATACTTGAAAATGCAAATATGATTAATATTGTGCAAAATGCTTTAAGTGATAAAGATGACGAAGTTGTAGAACCACCTAAACCTGAAGAAGGTTCTACTATTGTCACTAGAACTGCAGAAGGTCCAATACAAGAAGAAACAACAACTGATAGACCTGAACCTACACAAATTCCTACATTAACTATGGAGGATTTTGGTGGCATAGATAATATATCTAATTTAGTAAATACTTATTCTAATGACTTTGGTGAAATTAATAAATTCTTAATAGACGCTAAAGACTTACAAGAGAGATTAGATAAAATGGAAGCAAGACCACCACAGTTAAAAAATAGAAATTCAGAAAAATTAGCAAGAAATAATTTAAAAAAATTAATTGCTAAAAATGAAAAAGATAGAAATGATAAAATAAAAGAAGCTAAAGATAATGAAGAAAAATTACAAAATGAAATAAATAATTCTAAAGAATCAAAGGTAACTGTTGGAGACTCAAGTTATACAGTTCATACAAATGATAAAGGAAAAATTCTTGGTTATAGCACACTTGGTTCTAATACAGTACAAGTAGCAGGATTTCCACCAGTAGGTCCTGGATTACGAATTAAAACAAAATCAAAAGCTAGTGAATTACAACAAAAATTTAAAGATATAAGGAGTGGTAAGTAATTATGGAAGAAGAGATTAGACAAGGAGTTATGGGAGCAGATGTTCAGTCACCTGCTAATATACCTTCTATGGAAGTTAAAATATCAGCAAATCAAGTATCAGATAATTTAAAAAATTTAGGTGAACAAGAAAAACAATTAATTACACAGTTAAATGTACCACAGTTTAGAGATTTTATGTCCAAAGTTTTTGGTTCAGAGTTTGGTAGATTAATGCAAGTATCTATTCCTGAACCACAAGTTTCACAACCCAGTGAAAGTCCTGCACCTACGCAAGGTCAGGGCATGATGACACAGCCACCCTCTGCATAGAGGCACTGTATATAGGGGGCGACCTGAATCCAACAGCACCCCAAAGGAGTAATAAATGGAAAAAGACGAAAACAAATCTGAAGTTGTAGAAGAAAAAAATTCTGAAGCAACAGAGGAAGTTGCAAATCCAACTCCATACAAACATCCTAATAGAAGTTTGTTAGAGAAGGAAAACGAAACAACAGCTACCGAGGAATCTAAGGAAGAACCTGACGAGGAGAAACCTAAAGAGGACCGCCCTGTAGGAGTAGAAGATGCCATATTTAAGAAGCGATATGACGACTTAAAAAGGCATTACGATGAGACAATCTCAAAGCACAAAGATGAGGTTCTCAAACTTAAAAAAGAAAAAGAAGCGATAGCCTCTAAACCAACTTTTAAATCTAAAGAAGAATTAGAAGAGTGGCGAAAAGACTATCCTGACATGTATGATTCTGTTATGCAAATGACTACTGACGCTACATTAAAAACTAAACAAGAAATGGAGGAACAGTTGTTACAAATTAAAAAACAACAAACTGCATTAGCTAGAGATAGAGCAGAAGTAGAACTTGCAAAGAAGCATCCAGACTTTAAAGAGATTAGAGAAAGTTCTGATTTCCATGACTGGGCATCTGTACAGGATAATACAGTACAGTCTTGGCTTTATGATAATACAGACAATCCAAATGCTGCAGCTCGTGCAATAGATTTGTACAAGTATGACAGAGGTCTTTCTACTAAGAAAGTAAATTATGATGCAAAGAAAGAAGCAGCGAAAGCAGTTTCTAAAACTAAACCATCAGAAACACCGACTGATAAAAAGACATGGAAGTGGGCTGAAATACAAAAAATGAAGCCTGATGTATACGCTAAGTTTGAGGAAGAAATTGATAAGGCTCACAAAGAAGGTCGAATCGTATAAATAGTTAACTCATATCAATTTTAATAACAACAAATAGGAGGAGAAAAAGATGGCTTTTTCTAAAGTATCAGGTAATAATAACTTACCTAACGGGAATTTTAGTCCAATTATTTATTCCCAAAAAGTCCAGAAGTTCTTCCGTACAGCATCTGTCGTAGAAGCTATTACAAATACTGACTACGCAGGTGAAATCGAGAACTTCGGTGACACAGTAAACATCATCAAAGAACCTACTATTTCTGTGAGTGCGTACTCAAGAGGTGCAGTTGTTGACACACAAGATATTGTCGATGACCAAATCCAACTTGTAGTCGACCAAGCAAACGCATTTTCATTTAAAGTTGATGACATTGAAGAAAGACATTCACATGTTAACTTTGAATCTATTGCAAGTTCTTCTGGTGCTTATGCACTCAAGAACGCTTACGACCAAAATGTAATCGCAGCGATGGTAGCAGGACCAAGCTCTTCATCACCAGACCATGTGTTAGGTGCTGATTCAGGCTCAGGTCAAGACCAAGATGTAGGTTTCGGTGATTCCGAAATCGACCCAGTTGACACAATTTCAAAACACAACAGACTGCTTAATGCGGCTGATGTTCCTGAAGAGAACAGATGGTTCTTAGCAGGTCCTGAATTTGTAGAGCAATTAGGTCAAGCTAACAGCAAACTAATGAGTGATACAACTGGTAACGCTGCACCATTAAGAAATGGAAAGGTGCTTAACGGTAAAATCATGAACATGGATGTATATATGACAAACAACTTTGCAGCAAGTTCAACTTCGAACTTCTTTAA